AATACCATAACTAAATCTTGCTGATAAAATAGAGTACCATTCTCTAATGAATTGTTGATAGTCTCTGTTAAAGAAGAACCACCGTTTTTTCTCAATTCATAAGTGTAAGCGGAACCACTACCATTGATGGCAGAAATCTCTCCACTTGTTTCTGTTACGCCAGTAACGTCCGTAAAGATATATACCTTTCTTAATCCACCAACGGATGAAAGACATGATAAATTATATGAACTTGTTACTGCACATGCTGAATAATCACTCATTTTTTATTATTTTTTTTACAAGTTTATTTTATGATATTATTGGTCCAAGTTGTTCGTTACAAAATTCTCAGGGAATGCGATGTTAGAAGCAAGGTTGAATTGACCTTGTAATCTTACTTCGTCATTATCACGTGAGTACCACATATCTAATCTTTCAGTATCGTCCATAAGACCAACACCGATAACCATTTCAGATGATTTACCTAAAACGATTGTGTTTTTACCTGATAATCCAGGTACACCTACTACTCTGATTTTCGTTGCTGGGTGGAATGTAATGAATTCCTCACCTGCAGTCGATGGGTCAAAGTGGAAGTAGTTAGCTGTTCTCAAGTTTACAACGTAGTTGTTGTAGTTTTGAGGTGACATGAATACGATTAAGTCATCGTCTTGTCTGATTGCATCAGGACAAGCTGAGATTACTTCGTCAACACAAGTTAACATAGTGTTGTTAGCAGGAGTTGTAGCTCCAACAACAGCGTTTACACCTGTAGTACCTGTAGAGATAGTAGTGTAGAAACCATCGAATCCGTCAGCACCTGCAGTCGCTAACCATACTTTATCCTCAACAAACTTTTGAATTTCCTTAACTTTCAAAGCAGCTATCTGCTCTTCAAATGGTAATTCTTCGTTTGAAGCAGGGTTATTCAAGAACATACCAGCCCAATAGTCTCTTAGAGATGTAGGACATAAAGTCTCTTGATATTTATACAACTTAGTAGCTAAGTTTCTTTGAGTGAATGTAGTACCCGACTGGTTACTAGTCGAATCCCAACCACAACCACCATCACCAATTGAGATAGAAGAGCTCAATAAATTGATAGCTTGTGTTCCTTTCACACCAGCTTGGATATATACCAATGAAGGTGTTACTGCTTTTACGATTGATTCAGAAAGTAACAATCCACCAACTTCGTCAGTGTAAGTGTTCAATCCTGATAAATCAAAACTAAAATTATGCTTTTTCATTTTACTTAAAATTTATTTTATTATTTATTTTTTACGTAGTGAAGCCAAACGCTCAAGCTTGTCCATTTTCATAGACATCATTTCTTTTACGTAAGCACCTTTTCTATCGTATATTGGTTCTCCTGCTGGTTCAGCTGAGAACTTATTGAATTTATTACTCAACTCTTCATTTGTCTCTTTTAATGAAGTAATTTCGTCATTTAGATGAGTTAATGCCTCAGCAAAAGTTTCAAGTAATTCTTCTACTTTAACTTCTTCCTTAGCCTCTTCTTTTTCTTTAATGGATACAATCTTACCATCTTTGGTTTCAACCAATAGACCGTCTTCTGTTTCGTGTACTGCGTCAGGAGCAGGTTGTTCACCTTCTTCTGTCTTAACATATAAGTCAGCACCTTCAACCAAGTCACCCTTAGTTTCAACGATTGTTCCATCGATTAGAGTAGCCGTAGCCATCTCTGATTTCTTTTCTTCGGAAGCTTCCAATGAACCTTCACCTTCAACGTCAGGGTATTTGATACCTTTGATTACTCCTTCAGCGTCAACAACCAATACAATTCCTGATTTAGTTGTATGTTCACCTTCAGGTGCTGGTACTTCGTTACCTTCCCCGTCAATTACAAATAAAGCTTGACCTTCTTTGAAGTCACCTTCTTCTTTGGTAAGAACCTTAGTTCCATCCGCTAAAGTAGCTGAATCCATTTCTTCCTCAACCTTACTTTCGATTTCAATTTTCTGTATTTTACCTTCATACACTTTAAGTTTTGTACCGTCCTCGAAGACAATGTCTCCATCAGGAGCAGGTAACTCACCTTCAGGTGTGATGATGTATACTTCCTTTTCCATCTCTAATTCATCAACGCGAAATTCAACACCCTCTTCGTTTTTGTAATAGTTAAACTTCTGTTCAACCATTCCGAAGATTTCTCTGATTTTCGATAAAATTTCTGTTCTATTCATTTTGAATATAGATTTTTTGTTTATTGTTTATTAATTAAATAACACATTCTCATTGAACCATCCCTCAATAGAGTAACCATTCAACTTTCCGTTTTTAATGTCTTTCCATACCTTAGGGTCATTTACCTTCATGGTGACCACCCATGTACCTTTGGGGTATTCTAACCCCATTGCTGTCGACTTATCAAATATAGGGTCCTCAACAATCCACGATTCTTTAACATAAGAATCAGCATCGACCTCTGAGTGTTCTATATTAGATGAATCCAATAACTTGGCTTTCATAAATCTCTCAGCTAGTTTACGTGTGGTATCTTCAGAGAAGAACACATAGTAAAACTCCCCATTAGGCTTTTCAATAGTAGGAGGGGATTTCCTAATTATCATCTTATTTGGTATGATAGCTGCACCAGTGATTTCCATCTTGTCATCATCAGCTTTGAAACTAAACTCTGATGAGTTCTCAATTGGAACACAGTTAGGTACCTTTCTACCATTCTTCATTTTTGTACCGTAGGCGATATATCCTGATTGACAAGGGTTCTCATCCAAGAAGTCTTTGGTATCACCTGATATACCTGTCTCATCAACATATGGTGCCAATCCTTGTCCACCCAAGTCAGAACCTTTTGGTTCTTCAACTTTCATACGTATACTCTGTAGTTTACGTTGTGCCCAAGCAACACCTTCGTCTCCACCCCATCCTAACCAAGCTACATAACCTTTGTCTTTCCATGGGGTACCTTTATTCTCTTCTGATATCTCAGCATTCTTTCTATGTCTTTCAAACGCTGCCATTCTGGCGATGGTATCTTCTGAAATGTTCTCACCCTTACACAATTGGTTTGCTCTTGCAAGACCTGTTTGGGTCATTCCTTGAACCTCATCTCTACCGTGTTCATCAATCCATCTAAGGACCTTACATGCGTTTTCTTTGGCGGCCTTGGGATAATCATCATATGATTCAAACTCATGTTTCTCACAAGGCATATACCCTACCACACCACCGTCTAATTCATGTGTATGATAACCACTACATCCTATTCTCTCAGCCATTAGTAATGCTTCTTCCTTTGTATCGAATAGTGGTACATCATCAATAATGTCAATTACACCAAACTCAATCATTGAGGTTGATATTCTATTTGCTTGACGTTCTCTTTCTCTTTCTTGTTCTTTGTTAATTGTAGCTCTGTTCTTTGTTGGTTCGTTAGGGATGTCCTCATATCCTGTTACACCTCTTCTACTTCTTGATTTGTTGATAATCGTACCTGATGGTTTGTATGTAATCTTTTCCCAATAGTGTCTACAATTGTATGAACCTCTAAATTCCCAAATTGAGTAAAACCCAAATTCAGGATTGGCGATAGCTTGAGTCATGTCATCAATATCCTCTCTACGGAATACTCTGTTTTGTCTTAACATCTCAGCACAGAAGTCTCTGTTCTTTGAATCCTTTGGACCTGTATATCTATAACGAATACGATATGCTCCCAATGAGTCTTCACCTGATTCCTCGTTAGGGTTTGATATAACTTCAATAAAGTGATTGGGGTCTGTTATCTTTTCTACTTTGAGTATCTCATAACCTTGAGATTCTAAGGTTCCCGCAGGTTCTCCCAATTTGTTTAATTGGACAGCAAAGTCAATGAGTTCGTCTTTGGTTAAGACATCATAGATGTTCTTCTTATCAGCATCTTTAAATGCCAAGAAATTGGATTCATGAGCAGGTTTATTAACAAGTGAAATTGCGTCAACAAATCCACCTAAATCGTCTAAGTCATCAATTAGTAGTTCTACTATTCTCATATCGTTACCTATAAATATAATTTATACCCTTAAATACCATTTTAAATGGTGCTACGGGACTTAATCTGTCTGTCAAGGGATTGTTGTGTCGAAACATCTCCTGCTACGACATACGTCTTAATTGGTGTTTGTGATTGATTAGCTATTGTACTCAACAGTTGTTCATCATTGGATACTCTCGTTGGTGATGCTATTCCACCGTTAGCAAATCCTCTACCTCCACCGGCTTGATTGATTGCTGATAGTAATGGTCTAAACGCTCTTGTACTGTTAGCGTTAATTACTGATTCACCGTTACTTAAGTTTGCAGATATTGAATCTGATGTACCCGTACCAGGTCCTATAACCATACCACCTTGTGCTAATGATGGTTTCTGTAAATCAGACTCAGGTGGTTGTACTGCCACAATCTGTGCGATATTAGCAAGACCTGCCGCAACTGCTACGGCCGCTGCGATGGTCGCTCTAACAGGTGATGATGGGTCACCAGGTATAAGTTGTGATGCGTATGCTGATTGTGCTGCAAGATATGTTTGAACAGTCGCTGCGGCTACTGCGGTTGCTTTACCAAGTAATGTACTCTCACCTGCAAGTTGTGATACTGCTGTTAACGCTCCAATGGCTACCTCAGCATTCTTTTTCTCAATCTCAGCTTTCTTTGTACCGATTGCGTTCTGTGCATCAGCATTGTCTTTCTTAATTTGAGTAATCTGTTCCTCATAGTTAGCAATGATAAGGGCTTTCTCCTCTTCAGATAAATCCAAGTTCTCAAGTTCAATCTCCATCTTCTCTTGTAAGAACTCTTCTAAGTTCTCCAATTCCTCTTCCCTTAGAACACCATCAGCATCACGTTTCATTTCCTCTAATGCAATGTATGTATCCAATTCTTTGAGTTTGTCAGCTTGTTCAGTTTCTCTTCTTGTTTGAGCCTCTTGGTCTCTTTGGTCTTGATATGTTTTCTGTATATCACTAATCTGTTGTTCAGTTTCAGTCTCAAGTAAGGCAAGTAATTCTTTCTTTTTCTCACCTGTGATTTTTAACATGTTGATAGCCTTCTTTTGTTTCTCAGCATCAATCTCTACAGACTTGATTGCTTGAGCTTCTTCGTCTTCTATCTGTCTCAATAAGAACTGTTCTCTCATGTCCTCATACGTAGCCAAGGCATCCATTCTCTCTTTCTGTGCTGCCTTACGTTCTGCTCTTGCTCTATCTCTTAGGGATTTCTCTTGGTCAAAGAGTTCCTTCTGTTTGTTCTTTGATTGTTCTTGTTTTGCATACATCTCAGCTTCAGCTGCTGCCAACTCATCCAATTGTTCTTTGGTAGAGTCTGATAGGTCAGCTAATGCTTTGAGGGCGTTATACCTTTCCTCAGCAAGTTTACGTTCTTGTTCTGCTAAGGCTACCTCAGCTTCACGTACTTCTTCCAATGCTTTTAGTCTTTCTTCATAAGACTTATTCTCATCATTGATTACAAGTTTAGCATCAGAGATTAATGCGTTTTGTTTAGCACGTTGTACATTCAACTTTCTCATGTCATCCTCTACTCTTTGTAG